TGGGGTGCGGCAGTAGAAGGGTCCAGCGAGTTACAGAGTTATTATCTGGTGAGTTGCAACGAGCGTCTAAATAAAAACTTCTTTGACATCAGCACTAGCCAACATAAAAAGCTACAGTGGCTATTGGCCACAACTGTAAGTCCGGGTATGGGCAAGCAGTATCACAAATGGCTTGCTGCCAAGAAAAAAGAAACAGCAAATAATAAAGCGGAAAAGTTTCTAACTGAGATTTATCCAACATTGAAACCCGACGAAATTAGATTACTAGCACAAATAAATGATAAAGACGATCTTAAGCGCCTGGCAAGAGAACATGGATGGGATGACAAACGTATCAAGTCAGACTTATAAATGTAAGTATTGCGAAAAAGAATTTCGCAAAGAAAGTACATTAATGGCTCACTTGTGTGAGCCTAAACGTCGTTGGCAACAAGAAAAAGAAACTGGAGTACAGTTAGGGCTAAAGGCATACCTGCGTTTCTATGAATACAGTCAAGGGTCAGCCAAACTAAAAAGTTATCAAGACTTTGTAACCAGTCCCTATTATAATGCATTCGTTAAGTTTGGACGCTATTGTCAATCAATACGTTGTATCAACTATGCTAACTTTTTAGATTGGTTATTAAAGAACAATAAGAAACTGGATTATTGGTGCAAAGATAGTATATACAGCGAGTGGCTGCCGGAATATTTAAAACGTGAAGCTGTACAGGATGCATTAGAACGTGCTCTAAAAGAAATGCAAGACTATGCAGACACACACCCTGAGCTTAAAAACGGGTTTACAGATTACTTTCGCTACGGTAACGGTAATCGCATTTGCCATCACATTGCAACTGGCCGCATTAGTCCTTGGGTAGTGTACAACTGTGCATCGGGTGTAGAGTTTTTAGAAACACTAACCGAAGAGCAAGTGGGAATTATTTTACCTTGGATTGATCCTGATCACTGGCAACGCAAATTTAAAGATTATCTAGCTGATACCGAATGGGTCAAGGATATATTAGAAAAGGCAGGCCTATGAACAAACAAAATTGGTATTTGACACTAGCAGTAATTATTGCTATAATTGCAATAGGACTGTTACCAATTATTTTTCCCGGCGAATCATATTTAAAGGCATTACAACAATGGGGTTTTTAAAAGAACATATAGCCGAGGTGAAGTGGTTTTGTACAGCACTAATGTTTTGCGGTGCTTTATTAACCAGCCTTGCGTTACATCCTTGGATAAACTTTGTATTTTTAGCTGTAGGCAATGGAGCATGGGCAGTTATATTGTTGCGTATGCGTGAGCATGCGGCCGCCAGTGTTTTTATTGTGATGTGTACAACTTGGGCAGTGGGTTTACTTAACTACATAATTAAATGAAATTTAAATCAGACATTGACATAGACTTTGGTAATCGAGAGCAAGCATTAGCTTTACTCAAGCACACACCTGCGGGTATTATCAGAGACGGTAATTTGATCAAACACAATACCGGAGTATATGTAACTGATGTTCCAACGGATCCATTTACTGGAGTTGCTAGTATAGATCACAAGGCTGCCGAAGATCGCGGCTACATGAAGCTGGACTTGTTGAATGTTTCATTATATACCCAGATAAAGAATGAAGAACATTTGCAATATCTAATGGCCCAAGAGCCACTGTGGGACTTGTTAAACGAGCGTGGAGTGTGCGAGCAAATGATTCATATAGGCAATCACTATGATACACTAATGAAAATGCCTGAGCCTGTAAACAGCATACCGCGTATGGCCATGTTCTTGGCTATTATTCGTCCGGGCAAGCGTCATTTAGTTGGAAAATCTTGGCGAGAAGTTGCTGAAACTATCTGGGACGCAACTGAAGAAGGCTACACATTTAAAAAGTCACACGCTGTGGCGTATGCTCACTTAGTGGCAGTTAACTTGAATTTATTCTGTGAAAAAATCAGCTATGGATACAGTTAAACTTTACGTACCAGCGTAATACTACGGCGCTTTGAGCGTTTCATAGACATTTCTTTTAGGCTCGTATGTGGGCCTAATTTTATTTCCACGTCTTTGCTGTTCATGGTTTTAACGCAAAACTTGAATTCTGCCCAGTCTGCTTTTAAGAACACATTAATGGGTATCAAGCGATTGCTTTCCCACCACCACTGTTCTCCTAATTCTAAGAATCGCATTTTTTGCTCTGGATGTTTTAAACTACTAAAGTCGTAGATGGTTGTGATTTGCTCATCTGCGTTTTGTACAATACCTATATAATCGTTGCCACCGTACACTAGGTATGTAATGAATGGGTACTTGGCTAAAAGCTGTTTTATTTCTTCCACTGTTCTACGCTAAATATGTTAAAAGATATCTTATGCAGACTATCAAAACATATTTATATCCAAATACAGCCGAGGTTCAAGTTTTTGACCCCAGCATCTTCACGGTAAGGAACAGACAAGTGTACAGCAGAACTATTAAGGTCTATCAAGGCATAGACAACCCTATCCAGGTACTAGTAAAAAATCAAGATCAAAAAGCCTTTAATCTTACCGGCTACATTATGCAGGCCGCTATACAGGATCCTATAAACGGTGTTACTATAGAAACCTATGCAGTTACATTTGCTGACATTACTAAAGGATTAGGCACTGTTATTCTTGATAGATCAACGATTAACAATCTGGAACAAAGGTTCTACAAGCTGACTTTTAAAACAATCAAAGAAAGTGATAACTCAGAACAACCACTTTATATTGATGACAACTATAGTGTTCCGTTAGATCTACAGGTATTACCAGCTTACTATGCCGATGCTGCCAGTGATACTAGTGAAGTTATATTTGACGGCGGAGTAATTTAATGACAACATACGCAAATGTAGGTCACATCCTATTAAAACGTGGTAACACAGCACAAATTTCTAATTATACTGGCCCATTGGGTGAGTTAACAGTTAACACAGACACATTTGAAGTATCTATACACGACAATCAAACGCCAGGCGGTATTCCACTGGGAAATGGCGGTAGCGGCACAAACTACAGCAATGTTAATGTCAAAGGTTACTTAACTTCTGGGGCATTTGACGGTAACTTAATACCTGCTGGAAATAACATTCACAGCATTGGTAGTTTAACTCACCAATGGAAGAGCTTATATGTAAGCACAGGAACCATTTATATCAATGGTGTTCCAGTTAGTTTAGATTCCAATAATAATATTACAGTTGATGGCGACCCAATTTCATCAACAATTAACTACGCAGATATTCCAGGTGCTATAACTGATATTAATCAGTTGACTGACGTAGATGATTTGTTGATTGGCACTCCCGGTCCACAAGGACCACAGGGTGAACGTGGACTGCAAGGTCCACAAGGCGAACAAGGTATACGTGGTAATGTAGGCCCAGTTGGACCCGAAGGCCCGCAGGGCATACAAGGTATACAAGGCAACGTTGGAGAACAAGGACCCAGAGGATTTGACGGCAACATTGGACCACAAGGCGACCCTGGCCCACAAGGACCACAAGGGGATCCAGGTCCTCAAGGCATACAAGGCATTCAAGGCAACATTGGGCCTCAGGGTCCGCAAGGCATTCAAGGAATACAGGGCAATGTAGGTGCTACTGGAGCACAGGGTATACAAGGTAATGTTGGCCCTCAGGGTGTACAGGGTGTACAGGGTATTAAAGGCGATCGAGGTGATCAAGGCATTAGCGTTACACTAGTCGGTAACGTAGCATTACCAGAGGATTTAACCTTTAGCGGCAATGCCGGGGAAGCGTATATTGTTACCAGCACCGGAAACTTGTTCTTTTGGAATACAAGTATTTCAAATTGGGCAGATATTGGTCCTATTGTTGGCCCACGCGGCGACCGAGGTGACACAGGCGAACAAGGCGTACCAGGCGAAACTGGGCCACAGGGAGAAACTGGCCCACAAGGACCACAAGGAGATCCAGGTCCACAAGGCGAACAAGGCGTACCAGGCGAAACTGGACCACAGGGAGAAACTGGCCCACAAGGACCGCAAGGCGACCCGGGACCACAGGGCGAGCCAGGACAGCATGGAGATCCAGGGCCACAAGGCGATCCAGGACCTGCCGGAGAACAAGGACCGCCAGGACCGCAAGGCGAGCAAGGACCAGCCGGGGAAACTGGTGCACAGGGCGATATTGGCCCACAAGGCGACCAAGGGCCACAAGGACCGCAGGGAGATCCGGGACCACAAGGCGACCCTGGCGCTGACGCACTATGGAATTGGCTGGGCAACTACAGCGATGATCCAATGTATCAAGAAGGTGACATTGTTGTTCACCAAGGTTCAACCTATCGTAGAAACGGTGTTAGCAACAGCATATCAGGATATCCTCCGCCAGACGCAACACATTGGGAAGTGGTATCAGCAAAGGGTGCTCAAGGCGAACCAGGCTCAAATGCTACAATTACAGTTAGCGAAATAGATGGCTCTAATACTATTACCAATCAAGTTACTAGCGTAAGTGCCATACGTTTTGATCGAGACACTGGATTTAATGTTGAAGATCTGGGCGGAGGCGAAGTCAAAGTCAGCCTAGGATCAAGTTGGAAGACCTGGCAAGTAGCTGGTCAAGAGTCATTGGTTGCTGTGGGTGAAGACACAGTGACATTTGTTGCTGGCAATAACATGGTCATTAGCACTGATGCCAATGCCAAAACAATCACATTCGACGCAACCACCGGCGGTATAACTGTTATTACCCCAGAAGACTACGAAGTACAGGGTGTTGCTACACTGGCGTTTGCTGGAGCAGGGGTTAGTGTTGACAGAATAGATGAAATTACTACAGTTACTATCTCAGGTGGTGGTGGAAACACAGACAGATTAGTCAACGGAAATCTCCAAGTTGTGTTAGATTCTAGTGGCAACTTGACCATTCCTGGTGGTATTGTTGGTACCGGTACCATAAACATTGACAACCGTACTACAGGCAACTCCGCAGATATTAACTTGTATTCAGCTGACGACATTACTATACAAGCTCGTGATCGCAGTGCAGGATCTACGTCAGAAGGTGGTGATATCAGTATCTTTGCCGGTGATTCGGCAGAAGATGGCGATAGCAGTGGTGGTGACATTACTATCTATGCTGGTGACGGTGGAGCAGCCAACGTTGACTATGGCGGAGCAGGCGGATTTATCACCATACAAACCGGCCGCGGTGGTGCGGCTTCTACTGCTGTCAATGGAGAAAGTGCCGAAGGCGGCGGAGATCTCACACTACGTGCTGGCGATGCTGGCAGCAATATGGGCAACATTAACCGAGGTGCCGATGGTGGTGAAGTTGTCATTGAAGCCGGTGACAGTACTGGTAATCTTGCTGTCGGTGGATCAATAAATCTTAGAACAGGTGCAGGTGGTCCTAATGCCGCTGCTGGTTCTGTGATAATTGATATTCCCTCCAGTGCTCAAGGCCCCGGGGGTGAATGGATTTTCAACGGCCAGGGTAACCTACAACTGCCCGCAGGCGGAGACATTGTTGACAGTACAGGTGCTTCAGTATTGGGCGGTGGTAGTGGTCCTAGTGATAGATTAGTCAACGGTGAACACGAAGTCATTTTAGATTCAGATGGTGATTTAACTGCTCCTAATAACATTGTTGTTGGCGGTGTTGATGGTGGTCATCTTATCGTAGATGGTACCGACGGTGATCATACCAGTGTTCGTTGGTACAATATGCCTAGTAATGAAGACCACAGCATCATCAGAACCTTCACCGGCAATCCAGATAATGAAACAGAACTAAACCGAGGTCGAATTCAACTAGCCTGGCAAGACAGTGATCGCAGTGGCCTAAGAATTATATCATATGATCGCAGTAATGATAGCAATGATGAAGAAGATGTTGTTACACACAGATGGACCTTCAAAGGCGACGGTGGATTACAATTCCCAGACAACACAGTTCAGACCACAGCCTACGCTGGAGTAGTTCGTCAGGATACAGCACCTACAACCTCTACTAATGGCACACTATGGTTCAATACTGTAGAAGCCCGTATGTACATCAAGTACAACGAACAATGGGTTGATGCTAGTCCCACAGTATTAGCACCACCAGACACCGACATTGATGTTAACTCAATCACATTCCCAGATGCTTCAGTATTAACTTCTGTAGCGGACCTAACTCCTAACAAGTTAGTCAACGGCTCTGAAGAAGTTGTATTAAACAGCGCCGGCGATTTACTATTATCCAATGACCTTATAATTCCGCCCAGGGGCAGATGGATCAAAGACTGCGATGGCAGTGGCGGCACAACCAGTATGCGTTGGATCAATGTTCCTATCGATTTAGAGTCAGAAGTAGAATTATTTCGTGTCTACACAGGCGATCCAGACGATGATAACAGTATTGATAGAGAGCGTGGAAGGATCAGTCTTGGGTGGCAAGACTCAAATATCAGCGGATTATCTATTATAGCATTTGATCGCACAGAAGGAGAAATTGAACACAAGTGGAATTTCCTAGGTGACGGTAGTTTGAAGTTCCCAGGTGAATCTGACTTTAGAATTAGAGAAGATGAACCGGGATTGGTAGTAAGCAGTGAATTGGGCGTTGCTATTACTACTAATTCAACTGGAAGTGCAAAAGATTGGATATTTGGCATTGATGGTAATCTAACATTACCAGCAGGTGGCGATATTAAGTATAGCAATGGTAACAGCGTAATAACTCCGCAGGGTGAGTATGTACACGAATTTACCGGTCTTAACACAGAGCTAACCTTGGTCAATATTACTTTTAACTTGTTATATTGTAAAGTAGCAAACGGATATTCAGGATCCGATCCGCACAATGTAAACTTATCGGCAGGCAGACCCGGACAACGATTGGTCGTCATGAACAGTTCTAACCTCAACGCATTAGCAATCAATGACGCCTGGGCAATCACAGCCGGCACACCTGCAGAATTTATCTATTCTGCGGCCGACGGTGAGTGGGCACCACTGTATGGCGCAACATTCATTCCATAAACCGATAAATATGAATAGGACACTAAAATGGCAATAACATTTCCAACAGAGCCCACACTAGGGCAAGAATACCTAGCAGACAATGGTGTGACTTACGAATGGCAAGGCACCCACTGGAGCAACGCTGTACCCACAGCGGCAGGCCGAGCATTATACACAGCAGTTGGCGGGTTTGCCGCTACAGAAACTTTTAACAGCACCTTAGATGGTGGCAACGGAGCATAAACAATGACAACAAGAATCAAACTACGCAGAGATACAGCGGCAAATTGGACAGAAACTAACCCAGTTCTAGCACAGGGCGAACCTGGCTTGGAAACAGATACCAGTAAAGTAAAATACGGTGATGGGGAAACTGCCTGGGCAGATTTAGACTACGCAAGCGGCGACAGTACCGCAAGCCTTACAGAAGAAGGCAATGTTGTAGTCACAGCAGGCTCAACAGAGCATTGGATTGCCACACAGCGTAGAGAAGCGTTTGACACACAACCTCGTGGTCTGCGTTATGACAGCGAAGGTAACTTGTACGCATTAACAGAAACTGGGTCCGATAATAATAATATTGCAGTTATTACCAAATACACAGCCGCAGGCGCTGTTGCTTGGCAAAAGTCATTTACTGGTGCTAACCCAGTGGCCTTGGCCGTGGACAGCAGTGATTGTGCTTATATCACAGTGGAACCAGATGCTCCGGGGATTACTGTAATCAAGTTCAGTACCGCAGGTGCTGTACTATGGAAAAAAGAATATGATGTCAATTTCCCATCATATGGCGCCTTTATTGAAGAAAAGAGTGCTACTACATTGGTATTGGCATGTGCAGTTTCTGCAGACAGTGAAGGACCGAATATTGTTCTAGTAATGGAAATCAGTAGCACAGATGGATCAGTTCAAATTAAAAAACAAATCGCATTTGATGGAGTGGATCAACTTGTTCGTCCCACTGGTATCGATGTCGACAGTGATGAAAATGTATTTGTCACAGGCAGGTACTGGGATACCAATGACGGCAAAAACAAGATGTTCATTGAAAAACTTGATGAGAATTTGAATCGAGTATGGACCAAGAGCCTAGAAACCGACACTAGTTACAACATGTACGGTGGCGACTGTGTGTCAGACGATCAGGGCAACATCTACGCAGTAGGATCATATCAAGTTAACACAGTCAATGCCGATGGCACAACCGAACAAACTGCTGGCATATTGACTAAACTAAACTCAGCAGGTGTTGTACAGTGGACACGCAGAATTGGCCCAGGCCCTTGCGGTAGTTTTATTGTAGGCCTAACAGCCACTAACACAGGTGATATTTACTTGTCCGCAGTTACTTTTGCCAAAAGGACCGACGGCGTTTATGCTGAATGGTCTGAACATGATCAACAAGCCCTTGGCTCTAACAAGATGCTTGTGGCTCGCATTGACACACAAGGTACCGCAGTTTGGCAACGCTATGTTGATGTAAGAAACTTATACGAATCGTGGGAAAGCGAAGATGATCGTGGACAGGCCGTTGCTGTATTCGGCGACAAGTTTGCTGTAGACGGTTATGGACATAGTTGGAATACCGCTCCTTGGAACTTTGGCGAAACAGCCGACGTTGAATCGGATTATTTTGTAGTACAACTGCCCACAGCAGGCACAGCATTGACCATTGGCAATCTAGACTTTGTAGAAAGCCGTGTGCCGGCTCGCTTTGTTGATCACACAGCATCTAGCAATCCTTTGGTTCATTCTACCTATACTGAAACTGTTCTTGTAGAAGATTCTGAACTAACAGTAGACGCAGAGCCTCGTGTGGCCAACAACATTGTCAAGAGCGAAACCTATGATTATGTATTTGGCGCCGATGGTACATTAACTATCCCCAACGACGGTGATGTACGACTAACACAAACGCAAGTGGGCTACATAGTAGCCATTGGTGGTGGCGAAAACAACGACCACAGCGTTAGAAGTCGTGCAATTGCAGTTGACGGCCAAGGCAATATGTATGTGGGCGGTGAAGAAAACGACGATGAACAGCCATTTGTGACTAAATTCAGTCCAGAGGGTGTTAGACAGTGGAGTGTAAAAATCCAGGATGACGAGAATGGTGCCGATGGTGATGTAGAGAGTATCTCAATACATCCTACCACAGGAGCAGTGGTAACAGCCTGTAACATGTATGACAACTATTTTTATGGCGCTGTAATCACCCTGGACCAAGACACTGGTCGTATTCTAGACGATGTAACCTACAAAGATCCTGATGCTGACGTTTACTTGAGTGACATAGCTTGGTCCAATGGCAACATTGTGTTGGCCGGTAGTAAGATGGGTGAGTTCACTGCCAATGCCAACGTAACGCCACTAACCGGCAGTACCACAGGCACTATTGTATTTTCAAGAAGTCAAGTAGAAGGAGCACCTAATAACTGGCAGATTGGCGGAACAGGATTTAGCGTATTTGAGAACGTGCTCTCTGTTGAACGCTACACAGGATTAACCGGCAACGTAAGACAAGGGTCTGGAGCTACATTTGACATTATCAACAACGGTAATGGAACTTACAGTGCTGGTGCTGTTAGTGGTGGTACAAACTATCTACCAGGACATAAGATCAAGATTTTAGGTACAAGCCTAGGGGGTGCTACACCTGCTAACGACATTACTATCACAGTACAGACTACAAACAACGGAGTTATTACTGGTGTGGGTAACTCAGGAACAGCGGCTAATACTACTCCTACTACTGCCACGTATACCGCAGGCACTGAGTACACTACTGCATTTGTAAATCAGGGTTCTAATTCTTTCCAAGTATTTGATCCTGTGTATGAAGGTCCTCTCTGGAATGCTTTTGCCTCAAACGGGTCAGTTGGTAAGACTATCCGAATAATTAATCCCAACGGCACCTTTACAGCTACAGTAAGTTCTAGTTTTGGAGGTTCGGGATTTTTAGCAATCACACTTAGCGATAATAGTACTGTGCCCGATGGTAACGCAACTTCATTTGAACTTGATTCTATAGGAACAGTAACCTACACAGCAGTATCGGGTACCAACACAGATGTGGGCTCAGGGTATACCTTTACATTTCAAGGTCCTAGAGATACTACCAACTACAACCAGTACTGGAGCAGTAGTTCTAGCGACAACGGTACAAACTATGTGGACGGTGACTATATCGTTGTGCCAGGTACCAGCCTGGGCGGCACAAGCCCTGACAATGACTTAACTCTAAGAGTTTCCGCTTCGGGTGGCGCAATCAATGGTGTCTACGAGTTCTCTGGAACAGCACAATCAACTACTTGGAAAGTAGAAACAAGCACACAAGTTGACTTTGGCGGGTCGGGTTCTTGGGCTATTGTTTATCCATTAAGCCAAGAAAGCCTGTTGATTACTCCTAGTTGGACACGTACATTTGGTACTGACCAAGACAACACAGATAGAATCTATGGTGTGTCTGTGGATACCGGTGGCAACATCATTGCAGTAGGCGAAGGTCAAGGAAATCTAACATCAGGCAATAACGATGATCTTGCTATAGTCTACAAGTTTAGTCCAACAGGTACACTTGTATGGACACGCAAACTAAACGACACAAACGACGACTGCTATGCTAGAGGTGTTGTGACCATTGGTACAGACATCTATGTTGTTCACGAAAACGACGACGACAGTGACACAGTGGTTAGTAAACTAGACGCCAGCGGTAACGTCGAGTGGCAGCGTACTACAGACTCGTCCAATGATGAAATCTCAATGATTGCTCGCACAGCAGATGGTAACTTGCTGGTGGCGGCAGAAGGTTACAACGACGATTCCGAGGAGGATGCCATCAAAGTATTCTTGTTGTCGCCCAGTGGTGAAGTCATCTACAAGCGTTGGTTGCAGGCCACATCAGATAGTGCAACAGAACTGCGACAAGGTCGTGGTTTGGCAGTAAGTGGCAACAGTTTCTACGTCACTGGTCAGTTCTATGCCAACGACTGCACTTCAACATTGGTTGCGAAACTGCCTGTGGATGGTTCTGGCACAGGTGATTATGGATCATTCCGCTATCAAGATGTTAATGCCGCCGGTTGGGACAACTACTTCAGTGAACCTGGTATTGACGAAGATATTAACTATAGCATTGATCCAGTGGATCTAGAAGACGGTTATGCTGGCCCATTGTATGAAGGTGAAGAAGTTTACATCAAAACTAACGCTACATATAACACAGGCACAGGTGACTTCTATATCAACAGTTACTATCCACAGTTGACCATTGAAACAGTACATGACACAGATGGTGGTAGCATTGTGTTTGCTGATGGAACCAAACAGAGCACCAGTGCTACTGATATTCCACAGCGCCGTTACAGTGGACAGCGTTATACCTTGGGCATGAAGGATCGTGGACATCACATCTTATGCAACAACGTCGGTGACGCAATCATTATTCCTTACAATGCTCGAGTAGAATTCCCAATTGGCACAGTGATTACCATTGTTAACAATTCGGGTGGTACTGTGAATATCGAGAGGGAAGGCGGCAGCGTGGAGGTTATACTGGCAGGAGACGGTGCTTACAGTTATTTTGACCTATCTAATTATGGTATAGCAACTCTACTAAAGATCGGTCGTGATCGTTGGATCATTTCCGGTAATGTTCAACCAGATTAAGGAATAGTAATGCCTATATCACAGATATTATTAGCAGGCGGAGATAATAATGGACCAAGAGTTTCTTGGAGCAATATTTATTACTCAAATGTCGACGAAGGCCAGCAAAACACAGTCTATCTAGACTTTCGTAACTGGAACGACAATACAGTCTATTGGTATTTGGTTGACGCTGATAATAATCAAATAAGCAACGGCCAACTTTCATCTGCGAACGCGGGTACATTCAGCCCCGGCTCAGGAGACTATACAAACTACGAAAGTTTTAATTTTACCTTTGCGGCAGATTCTACAGCAGATGGAGAACTGACCTATTATATTCGTATAGAAAATGCAAACGGTGAGTTATTGATGCCTCGACAAGGTCCGTTCACAGTGAATGACACCAGTCAAACTCCACCAGCCGACTTTACCGTTGAGTGGTGGCAGAAGGTTGACAATGGTGGATCTAATCCTCGTCCCTGGTCTGTAGGCTTATACCCTACACAACAGTTGGCTATAAGTTATGAAAGTAGAACTGCTGATTACTTCTGGATTAACAGTAGTCCTGTAGCAGTCACTACACAAAATCACAGAGGCCAAGGTTGGCGTCACATAGCCTATGTGCGTCGCGGCGGTGTAGTTAAAGGTTACATTAATGGAGTACAATATACTCCTAACAACATCGAAAACACTGCTTTGATAACTGGCACCAATGTTCCTTTATATGTGGGCACTGGTGAAACAGGTGCGGGCAACTTCAACGGCTATATTACCAACCTACATATCATGAAGGGTGTGGCCAAATATAACGGTGACTTCACACCATCAACAACGCCTTTACAACTTGCTACGGGTTCGGTATTCCTATTGCCGGCATTGAATCAAAATAGTAAATTCTATAATATTGCCGAAACAGCAGTAGCAACGGAAACAGGATCAGTAACTTGGAACAGCGACACACCATTTACTACAACAGCAGGTCCTTATACACAGTTTACCAATCAATCGGGCCAAAGCGGTGGCGGAGTTCATGTTGTAACATTCAGCGGAGTTAATTACAATGCTGACCTGTTAAATGTCAAAGCAGGTTGGGCCATTACAAACGGCGTAATATCTGGCACAGTGATAGGTGATGCTGTTGAGTCTTCTCCTGGACTTATTGACATTCCGATAGATTTTAATGGTTCTGGTACTAACAATTGGACGTTTACACAGCCACCACCAGGCGGCAGTTTATACTTTGATGGCTCAAGTTATCTAAACTTTGGCGCCAGTGTTAACTGGGCTATGGATGCCTAACATTCAATTACCCGAGGATCTTGCTGATCGCATACAAGAACAGCGTAGATTGAATCCTCGGGATAGAAGTGGCAGAGGCTGGCAAAGTGTGTCTTACACTAGCCAGCCTTTCTCTTGGTTTGAATCAACCTATCAGCAAATACAAGCAGAACATGGGCCTATAGATTCGTGGTGGATGAATGTAAATACCGCAGGTGAATATACAGGCTGGCATGCTCATCATCGTTGGGCAAAGGTAGCAGTGTTGTATGTTGCGGTACCAGGTGGCGCGATAGAATTTAGACAAGGTGCCGCATATTGGACCGAAACACCTAAGCCAGGCGACCTATTAGTATTTCCTGGTTCTTTAGAGCATAGAGTCAGACCTAATCCCAGCCAAGATGTGAGAATCAGCATAGCATTTAATTTCAAGAACTAGCGTATAGCCTGTTTACGCAGTTTAACACAAGTATCGCATTTTCCGCAAGGCACAACCGTTTTTTCTGTGTAGGTTGGTCGTCTACAACTCCAAAACATGTTACGCAAATTTGCTGGTAACATATCATAGATCTCACGCTTGGTCATTGTTAATACAGGATAAATTTTACCAACAGATGTAAATGCCGCTAATATAGCATCAGCTCGTCGTCGACGATCTTCAAGTGATAGGTTAGCATCATTGGCCTGCATGCCCATGGCAACTTTTACTATGTTGGGATTGGCACTACAAATATATCCAGCAAAGAAGTTGATGCTATCAGTGTCGTATAAGAATCTACTGCCATACGGCTGTGTTCGTATTTCACTTTCACTGTAGTCAAAATTGTACCCCATGTGTTTGAGTTCTTTTAACACCAAAGGTACCACAATGGCTTCGGCTTGATCTCGGTTCTCTACATTGCGATTGTGTATGTGATGAATGTGTAGGCTGTAATCTTGATGCTCAGGATCTGTAAGTAACTTGTATATCATGCCCAAGCTGTCTAAACCGCCTGAGTACATGGCAAGTATTGTGGGTTTTATTTGTTCCATATGTAAAATGTGTAAACTTCGTTGACTGGGTGTTCTTCAGGTTTGGGTGTTAGTTCTTCAGCACGAGGGAAATAACAAGCATACTTGGTAGGCCAGCTGGGATTCAAAAAACTTCTGGCAACAAAACGGTCACAGTTTGGTAGTACTGCTTGCAATAGTTGTTCACTGTGTTCACGACCAAATACCAATCCGCCATCTGTTATAATGGTATCCCAATGTTGATCTATCGAAAACCAGTCCCGATTTTTAATTTTAGGGTCGCTGTATTTAGGTTCTAAATCCCATGCTTCTGTAGCCAAAGGTAACAACAATTTGGTACTACCTAACAACAGCACACGACCTGTGCAATAACTTTCAAATACCGTATAATCAGCATCGTTAGGGGCCGCTGGCCAAGTCAAATTGGTCCAATAGTCTCGATCTGCATGTATATTCATCAAAATATTTATAGGCTAAATATAGGATGGAACTAATATTAATAACTCTACTAATGACACACATTACTATTGTGTCAGTAACGCTGTATCTACATCGTGGTCAAGCACATAGAGGGGTAGAGTTTCATCCTGCACTAGCACATTTCTTTAGATTTTGGCTATGGCTAACCACAGGCATGACTACCAAGCAGTGGGTAGCTGTACATCGTAAGCATCATCAAAACACTGATGTGGAAGGTGATCCGCACAGTCCACATTTGTTTGGCATCAAGCGATTATTACTAAGCGGGTGGAGTTTGTATCATCAAGCTACCAAAGATCCTCAAATGGTGCTCAAGTATGGCATGGGCACACCCAATGATCGTATGGAATCTTTTTATACTCGCTATCATCGTCATGGATTTATACTGATGTTATTGATAGATTTAGCCCTGTTTGGTGCCTGGGGATTATTAGTTTGGGGCATACAAATGATTTGGATTCCATTTTGGGCCGCAGGTTTTATCAATGGTATTGGGCATTGGTGGGGTTATCGTAACGGCGAAACCAAGGATCACAGTCGTAACATAGTACCTGTTGGTATACTAATTGGCGGCGAAGAACTACACAACAACCACCATTTAGAACCGGCTAGCCCAAAATTCAGCCGTCGTTGGTTCGAACTTGATATTGGTTGGTACTATATCAAATTATTTGAATTCTTAAAACTGGCTAAAATCAAAACAGTTTAACCTTGCAATTAGTATTGTTTTAGTGTATACTAACTGGAATGTTGAACTCTATTCAAGACGCCGTAAAGCTACTACTTCCTGCTAAAAAGAAAACTAATGCAACTTCGGGTTGGATTAGTTTCAATGCGCCTTGTTGTCATCGCAATGGTGAGTCTGCAGACACACGTGGGCGTGGCGGACTGGTTGCCAATGCAGATGGCGGTGTTAGTTATCATTGCTTTAATTGTAACTTCAAGGCCAGCTATGTCCCCGGACGCCACTTAACCTACAAGTTCCGTAAACTATTAAGCTGGCTAGGTGCCAGTGAAAATGAAGTTAAACGTCTAGTCATTGATGCTATTCGTGTCAAGGAATTAGTTGCTCCTGAACAATTGGAAAAAGCGGCCAAAGAAGAAGTTACCTTTAAAGTAAGAACTTTGCCCGAACAAGCACAAACACTACTGGCACTAAACACATTCTATACACTCAATGGAGATCAAGATGTACCAGAAGGATTTCATAAGAGTGTTTGTTATCTAGCAGACAGATACGTGGACTTGACCAAGTACGACTTTTATTGGACTCCAGAGACACAGTATAATTTACACAAGCGTGTGATTATTCCGTTTACTTGGCAAAATCAAATTATTGGGTATACAGCTAGAACGTTTGACGAAGGTGTAAAGCCTAAATATCATTCCAACTACGAACCCAACTATGTATTCAATATCGACAAGCAATCGAAAGATTCAAAGTTTGTTATTGTAGTAGAAGGTCCGTTTGATGCTATAGCCATTGATGGTATTGCAGTATTAAGCAATGAATGTAGTGAAGTACAAGCAGACATCATTGATAGTTTAGGCAAGGAAGTTATTGTTGTACCAGATGCCGATCGTGCAGGCACTAAGTTAGTTGATGCGGCTATAGAATATGGATGGCATGTTAGCTATCCTATTTGGCAAAAAGACTACAAAGATGTTGGTAGTGCAGTAGAAGCACTAGGCAAGTTGTTTGTTTTGAAAAGCATACTAGCCGCAAAAGAAACTGGCAAACTTAAAATTGAGTTACTCAAGAAAAAATTGTATAATTAATAATATATGTCAACTAAAGAATACAGTCCAGAACTACAAAAATTATTTTTAGAAATGATGTTGAATGACGCACAGAACTTTGTGCGTGTACAGAACATCTACAATGCTGAAAACTTTGATCGCAGTTTGCGTGAAACTGCAAAATTTATCACAGACTATAGTGCCCAATACAGTACCCTTCCCACTATAGAACAAATCCGTGCAACCACAGGTGTTGAACTAAAACCTGCTGGTGAAATGTCTGAGCATAACGAATGGTTCATGAGCGAGTTTGAACAGTTTACTCGCAGACAAGAACTAGAACGTGCTATTCTTAAATCCGCAGACTTGTTGGAAAAGGGCGAGTATGATCCTGTGGAAAAACTAATCAAAGACGCAGTACAGATTAGTTTAACCAAAGACCTTGGCACAGATTTCTTTAACACAGCCGGTGATGCTCTTAACAGATACTTTAATCAAGGTGGACAGGTTAGCACAGGTTGGCCTACTTTGGACAAGATCTTATACGGTGGATTTAGCCGTGGCGAACTTAACATTTTTGCTGGTGGATCTGGTTCTGGTAAATCTTTGGTTATGATGAATATTGCACTCAGCTGGTTACAACAAGGACTCAGCGGTGTGTATATTAGTTTAGAATTGAGTGAAGAATTGTGTGCATTGCGTACAGCCGCTATGTTGGCCAATACCAGCACAAAAGATATTCGCAAGGACATTGACAGCACAGAACTAAAAATTAGAATGGTGGGTAAAAAGTCCGGTACATATCGTATCAAATCCCTGCCGGCACAAAGTAACATCAACGACATTCGTAGTTTTGTTAAAGAATATCAAATTCAAACCGGCAACAAAGTTGACTTTATGATGGTTGACTATTTGGACTTGCTGATGCCAGTGAGTGCAAAAGTTAGTCCCAACGACTTGTTTGTTAAGGACAAGTATGTGTCAGAAGAGTTGCGTAACTTATCTAAAGAACTGGGTGTGCTACTAGTAACAGCATCGCAGTTGAATCGTAGTGCTGTGGAAGAAATTGAATTTGACCATAGCCATATTTCCGGTGGTATTAGTAAGATTAACACAGCTGACAACGTGTTTGGTATTTTTACAAGTCGTGCTATGAAAGAGCGTGGACGCTATCAAATTCAGTTAATGAAAACTCGTAGTTCAAACGGTGTGGGCATGAAAGTTGACTTAGAATACAACATTGAAACCATGCGTATTACAGATCCGGGCCCGGATGCACAAGAACATTCAGGCGGTCCAGTGCAGGCTAGCAGTATTTTAAGCAAAATTAAAACCAGCACTACAGTATCTGCGTCTACAAATTCAGTAGATCAAGACACAGGCGAAATCATGCCCAAAGTTACGGGCGAAGCACAAAGCAACAAGCTCAAACAAATGCTTGCAGGTTTGAAAGCCAAAGAATAATATTTCAACTAAATATAACTAAATTGGAGTAGAATCTTGCAAAAGCGTACTCGCAGTATTTTAGACGAGCTAGACGGGTTATTACAGCACAAAGACAAGGGAAATCTTGTGGAATCACGTGCCAGTAATGTTATCGCCGGTGCTATAAATCTAATAAACTACATTAAAGAGAACTTTGACGCTGAACAAGCCGATGAGTTAGAACGCCGTTTACTCAACAGTATTCGTTCGCAAGATCCTACCAAGTTCACACGCGGAATTAGGAGAATGCGAAGCAATGAAAACTAACGAAATTATCATCAATGAAGGCCCACTAGATTTTGCTAAGAATGTAGCCGCAGGCTTTAAAGGTTTAGGACAAGGTGGATTAGCTGGTGCTAAAGCCGCTTACGGTGCACAAGCCGCATCTAACAAACAAGCAGATAAAACTGGTGCAATTGTTAAAAAAGCAATCGATCAGTGGAATGCAACTGCCGCACAAATGGCACAAGGTGGCCAACAAGCTACTCCAGAACAAGCAACTGCTTGGTTAGCTAAATTCCTAGGTAAAGCTCCTGCCGGTAAACCAGCTGGTGCCAACCCTGCTCAAATCAGTCAGTTCATTACACAAGAAATTCAAAAGTATGTTGCAGACCGTGCCGCACAAGGTCTAGGCCAAACAGCCGCTAC